AATCACAGAAGAACTTGAAAAGCTTCCAAGCATTCCATATCAAAGCGAAGTATTAAAGAACATCAATGTATCCTTGAAGAAGAAAATCTCTGAACAAATCCTACGAGGTGCTGGAACTTCGAACACCTTCACTGGTATCTTCAGCGATCAAGCAGTTGCATTATCAGATACGACTCCACTTGAGATTTCAGCAATTACCGACACTACTTTAGATGACATCATCTTTGCCTATGGTGGCGATGAAGAAGTCGAAGGTGGCGCAGTCCTTATCTTGAATAAGAATGACCTTCGTGCATTTGCTGGACTTCGCACTTCTGAAGGACGAAAAGTTCATACGGTTGATTATATCAATCAAACCATCGATGGCATTCCTTATGTGATCAACTCACATTGTAAAGCGATCGCTGACAGTGCAACCATTGCAGGTGAGTATGCTATGGCTTATGGTTCACTCAAGAACTATGAAGTGCCTATTTTCTCACCAGTAGAAATCGGCAAGTCGACAGACTATAAATTTAAAGACGGTATCATCTGCTACAAGGCTTCAGTCTTTACAGGTGGTAACGTGGTAGGGTATAAAGGCTTCCTTCGAATCAAAAAGAAAGCTGCTGCCTAGTAGAGAAAGGATGATTTAACATGGCCATACTGGATACTGTGAAGAAGGCATTATTAATTCCTTTATCGGAAACATATGCTGATGAAGAATTACAATCGCACATAGATGCGTGCAAAGAACTCATGCGTTCTGTTGGTGTGGCTGATGAAATCGTAAGTGCTGAGGGAGTCCCGATTGTGGATTCCCTCGTCCTTATCTACTGCAAGACCTTTTTTGGTTTTAAGAATGATGGTTCAGTGAAAGAATTACCAAAGAGTTTTGAAATGCTAGTGAAGCAACTCGCACTCACAAAAGGGAGTATGACCTAATGTTTCCTAGTGCACCCAACATCAGAATCACATTATTAAGAATCGATGGTATTTCAGATACCATTGGTAATCGAAAATTATCTCTTAACAGCTCAAAAGAAGTAATTGGTATCAAGTTTTCAGTTACATCCAAAGAGTTCTATGAGACTAAGAAATCAGATATCCGAATTGATATCGCTTTACGCATTCAAAGCTTTTTATATGATGGCAGTAAGCACGCCATGATCGATTCAACGATTTATAAGATTGAACGCACCTACATTAGTGGTCAGTTCATCGAACTTTACTTAGTAGAAACCANNATTAAACGAGGTGACATCAATGGTCTCATTGGATGAGTTAGGCATTGAAATCAGNGAACTCGTTGAAGCATACACNGATGAAATCAAACAAGAGATGGAAAAAGTGCTTGATGATACNGCGATAAAAGTACTTAANTACATCCAATCAAAAGCNCCCAGAAGTGGNCAAGCNTANGGNTTTGCNGACTCATTTGTTGCAGTTCCNGAAGGTGAAGGCATCAANAAGCGTATCGCCATTTATTCAAGTAACAAAGGAAGATTAACNCACCTTCTTGAATTTGGATTTACCCATCGAGGTGGTAAGTTTGTTGGNCCTCGCCCATTCATGCGTCCAGCTTATGATGCATTCGCTCCAGATATGGTGGAAGCTATNAAATCAATTATTGAAAGAGGTGGTGCATGATGAATTTTATCGAACATNTATTTCAAGTATTGAACAATGTACTACCAAGCAGAGTGTCTTATGGCACCAATACTATCGATGTCGATGAAGTAGAAGTCTATCCTTTCATCGTTTACCAGGAAATCAGTGATAGAGTACAAACCTATGCAGATAATAAGACTTTGGTTCGAATTAACACCTATCAAATCACACTGGTTACAAAAACAAAAGAACCCTTGATTGAGGAGCGACTTGAAGCTGCTTTATACCAGTCGGGGATGAATTATCAAATGATTACAGAATATGTCAATGAAGATCACTCGGTTAATCGAGTCTATGAAATTAAACAGGAGGAAATAAAACATGAGTAACAAGGTTACTTTTGGACTAACCAATGTCCACTATGCACTAGCTACTATAGGAACAGATGGTTCTTGGTCCTTTGGAACACCAAAGCGTCTAGTCGGTGCTCAAGAAATTACCACTGAAATTATCGGTGGAAGCTCACAAGTCTACGCAGATGACAAAGTCATCGCCACACTCGTATCGAATTCAGGATCAACGGTGACTCTAAAATTCACTGAGATTGATGATGAATTTAAAAAGGATATCTTTGGTTTCAAAACAGACACCAANGGTAACTNTGTCGAAGTTGTGAACAGTCAAACGAAGACATTCGCATTGGGATATGAGATTCAGGGCGATGCGAAAGCACGTCGTATTTGGTATTACCTTTGTACAGCGACACCTTCAGGCGATGCNAGCAAATCAAAAGCTGATTCCATTGAAGCCAATTCTATCTCACTCACCATTACTGCGCGTCCGATCGAATCAGGAAATAATTTGATCCTTCGTGTGATTGCAAGTGTCGGAGATACAAACTATGCTAGTTTCTTAACAACTGCACCAGTTCTACCAACCTTCATCTAAGGAGTAATTGAACATGGAAAAAGTGATTAAACTCGGTGAGAAAGAGTACAAGCTCCATTCATCCTTATTTACAATTATCGATTATCGGAATGTGTTCGGTTCCGAACTTTTCAGCGACATTAAAAAGCTAGAAAAAGGTAAGAACATCAAAGAAGAAGATTTCTCACTGGTGATCGATACAATCTTTCGTATCATCTATGTGCTCCATCGACCATTCAGCAAAACATCCTACAATGATTTCTTAATGGCACTCGATTTTGGGATTCTTAGTGATACAGAAGAACTTGCAATACTCTCACAAACCATAGGAGAGATGTTAGGAACTCTCCAAAAAAGCGCCAAACCAACCCCACAGTCCAAATGATGAGCCCGAGTTTGGCGCGACTTCAAATATTATTTTTAACTTGGCTCATCTAGGACTCTCGATTGAAGATTCGAAGTATTTTGATATCACAACTTACTTTGAATTAGTGCAACTCGAAATGAAAGTGATATCTGGAAATAGTGATGTCAAGAAAGCTTCACAGACAGATATTGATAGATTTCTAATCTAATNTTAAGGAGGTGAGCAGTGATGGCAGAAACAGTCAAAGGTCTAAATATTAAATTAAGTCTTGATGGCAGAGACCTTGAAAATGANCTTAAAGAAATACAATCCGATCTCAAAGAACAGCAAAAAGATCTNAAAGCCATTAATGCAAACCTTAAGTANGACAGTTCGAATGTAGAACTATGGAAACAAAAACAATCCAAACTNAACGACATTCTTCAAACCACCAAAAAGAAACTTGAAACTCAAAATTTAGAACTTGAAAAAGCAAAACAAGCAGTCAAGATAGGGCAAATGAGTGAAAGTGAGTTCAATAAACTCGCACGTAATGTTGCTTACACAGAAGCAGAAGTTTCCAAGTTAAANAANGAATTACAAAACACGAGTGGTAAAATAACAAACCTATCCAATGCGAANTTTGAAAAGATTGGNAAGNTAGGTTCAACACTTACCAAATCGATTACGGTTCCAGTACTAGGTGCGTTATCAGCACTTGGTGCACTGGCGGTTAAGACTGCAAATACGGCAGATGAAATTGCCGACACGGCCGCTAAACTTGGGCTTAGTGCAGAGAGTTTACAAGAGTGGAACTACGTTGCAAAGATTTCTGGTAGTTCAACTGAAAGCCTAAATAAGGCCTTTATAAAGGTCAATGGTATTCTGGGAGATATTGCGACTGGTAAAGGCGATAAGGTTGCTGAAAGTCTTGCACAAATTGGACTATCGGTTGATGATCTTAAAGGACTCAATGCCGACCAAGCATTCAACCTCATTCGAAATTCACTCTCAGGAATTACAGANGAAGCTTTAAGNGTCGGCATTGCCAATGAATTCTTTGGTGATAAAATTGGCACTGAAATCCTGCCGATGCTCTCACAAGAAGAAACTGCGATTACAGCGCTTAGACAAGAAGTCAGAGAGCTTGGGATTATTACGAATGAACAAGCTGCCATCTCTGGTGCGTTTAATGATACAGTCGATCAAACCAAACAAGCATTAGGTAGCTTGGCGATGGATATTTCTGTTCAAGTTCTACCAATCATGCAGACACTCCTTCAAAAAATTAAGGATGAAATCATACCAACCATCAAAAGTTGGATTGAAAAGTGGAATAACTTAGATACGGGAACGAAACAAATTATACTTACACTAGCTGCAGTAATCACTGCGATAGGTCCTGTTCTTTCTATCATTGGGAAAGTCGGGCCTATTTTAAATATTGCATCCACTGCACTTAAAGCAGTCGGAACTTCAGGACTATTTGCAGGAGCAGGACTTAACTTTGCGACTCTAGGCATTGGTGCACTCATAGCCATTATTGCGATGGCTCTATTTCAGAGTGAAGAATTCAAAGCACTCCTTTCCCGTTTAGGGGAAACTCTGATGAAATTACTACCGCCTATCATGACGATTGTAGATAGTTTAATGACTGCTCTGGCACCTATTCTTGATGTCTTAATTGAACTTATCGTGATGCTAGTGGACATGCTAGTCCCTATCATCGAAGTGCTTTTAATACCTTTGATGAGTCAAATTGAGTTTATTGCTGAATTA